TGCATACTCTAGATCTTCTAAAAAAGAAGAACAATACTGGGAACAAATGGATTTCCCTAAAGAAATAGGAAAAATAAAAAGCACGTTTGATTGGAATAAACAACCTGATTCTTTTAAAGACAGATGGTATGATTACATAGACAACGAGTTTAAATATAGAGAAGAAGGTTTATTCTTTTACAATAATGGTAAACCAACTTACATAACAGGTACGCATTATATGTACCTACAGTGGAGCAAGATCGATATTGGTGCACCTGATTTCAGGGAATCAAACAGATTATTCTTCATATTCTGGGAAGCTTGCAAGGCAGACTCAAGATGCTATGGAATGTGCTATTTAAAGAATAGACGTTCTGGATTTTCTTTTATGTCATCTGCCGAATTAGTTAACTTAGCTACCATTTCAAGTGACTCTAGGTTTGGTATACTATCAAAATCTGGAGCGGATGCTAAAAAAATGTTTACCGATAAGGTCGTTCCTATTTCCATAAACTATCCTTTCTTTTTTAAACCCATACAAGACGGTATGGATAGACCAAAGACAGAGTTAGCTTATAGAATACCAGCATCTAAATTAACAAGAAGAAAATTAGATTCTCACGAAAGTGTAGAGGAAATGGACGGTTTGGATACTACTATTGACTGGAAGAATACTGGAGACAATAGTTATGATGGTGAAAAATTAAAACTATTAGTACACGATGAAAGTGGTAAATGGGAAAAACCAGATAATATTTTAAATAACTGGAGGGTAACAAAAACCACGTTAAGATTAGGTAGTAGAGTTATCGGTAAGTGTATGATGGGTTCAACATCTAATGCTTTAGATAAAGGTGGTGAAAACTTTAAAACATTATACTATAATTCCGATGTAACTAAAAGAAACAAAAACGGTCAGACTAGTTCTGGTCTTTATAGTTTGTTTATACCAATGGAATGGTCGTACGAAGGTTTTATAGATATGTATGGTGTTCCAGTTTTTGATACACCTTCAAAACCAGTAAAAGGAGTTGATGGTAACTTAATAGAGTACGGTGTAATAGAACATTGGCAAAATGAAGTAGATGGTTTAAAGTCTGATCAAGATGGTTTAAACGAATACTACAGACAGTTTCCAAGAACGGAGCAACACGCTTTTAGAGATGAGACAAAACAATCTCTATTTAATCTTACTAGAATATACGAACAAATAGATTATAATGAAGACTTGAGAAATACAAACGTATTAACTCGCGGTAGTTTTCAATGGGAAAATGGAATACAAGATACTAAGGTTGTTTTCTACCCAAACAAAGATGGTAGGTTTTTAATATCGTGGATTCCACCTGTTCATCTACAAAATAAAATTACAGTTTTAAATGGTATAAAATATCCAGGAAACGAACACTTAGGTGCTTTTGGATGTGACCCTTATGATATATCTGGAACAGTAGACGGTAAAGGATCTAACGGAGCATTAAGTGGACTTACTAAGTTCTCTATGGAAGATGTACCACCTAATCATTTCTTTTTAGAGTACATTGCAAGACCACAGACAGCAGAGATATTTTTCGAAGATGTTTTAATGGCTTGCATATTTTATGGTATGCCAATACTTGCTGAGAATAACAAACCTAGATTACTATTTCATTTTAAAAGAAGAGGTTATAGAGGGTTTTCTATGAACAGACCAGATAAAGTTTGGAACAAGTTGTCTATAACTGAAAGAGAGATTGGTGGAATACCTAACTCTAGTGAAGATATAAAACAAGCACACGCTTCGGCTATAGAATCTTACGTAGAAGAACACATCGGATTAAAAGAAGATGGTTATGGTGATATGTACTTTAATAGAACACTTAATGATTGGGCTAGATTTAATATAAATGATAGAACTAAGTATGATGCTTCTATTAGTTCTGGTTTAGCTATAATGGCTTGCAACAAACATAGATATGCTCCATCAGCACCTATAATAAGACAAACATATAATTTAGGAATAAAAAAATACGACAATACAGGTTCTTTATCAAAAATACACTAAATGAATATATACACAAATACAAATAGCGCATTTCCAAGTCAGGTAGTACCAGACTCAGTGAAAGCCTCTGAAGAATACGGTTTACAGGTATCTCGTGCTATAGAACAGGAGTGGTTTGAGCAAGGTAGAAGCACACAGAACAGATACGTGTCTAACTGGAATAACTTTCATCAATTGAGGTTATACGCTAGAGGAGAACAAGCTGTGCAGAAATATAAAGATGAAATGGCTACTAATGGTGATATTTCATATTTGAATTTAGATTGGAAACCAGTTCCAGTTGTATCGAAGTTTGTTGATATTGTTGTTAATGGTATGTCACAAAAGACTTACGATATAAAAGCATACGCTCAAGATCAAGAGTCATTACAAGCTAGAACAGCATACGCTCAATCAATACTTAGAGACATGTATTCTCAAGATTTGATTAACAAAGCAAATAGTATAACTGGTCAAGACTTTTCTGCATCACCACTTCCACAAGACGAATTACCAGAGAATAAAGAAGAGTTAGATTTACACATGCAACTTTCTTACAAGCAATCTGTAGAGATCGCAGAGGAAGAAGCGATAACCAACGTATTAGCTGCTAACAAATGGGATTTAATACGCAGAAGAATAAACTACGACTTAACGGTATTAGGTATTGCTTGCGCTAAAACTAGTTTTAATGTAAGCGAAGGTATTAGAACTGATTATGTAGATCCTGCTTATCTCGTATACTCTTACACAGAAGATCCTAATTTTGAAGACATATACTATGTTGGAGAAGCTAAACCTGTAACTATACCTGAATTAAAGAAACAATTTCCTCATATAAGCGAAGAGGAATTATATAAGATACAACAAATGCCTGGTAATAGACAATATATTACAGGATGGGGTAATTACGATGAAAACACTGTTCAAGTATTATATTTTGAATATAAGACTTATATGAACCAAGTGTTTAAAATAAAATACGGAGAAAATGGTCTTGAAAAAGCAATAGAAAAGACAGACGATTTTAATCCACCAGAAAATGATAACTTTGAAAGAGTGTCTAGAACTATAGAGGTTTTATATACTGGAGCAAAGATACTAGGAACCGACACAATGTTAGAGTGGAAGTTGTCTGAGAATATGACTAGACCTTTCGCTGACACAACTAAGGTTGAGATGAATTACGTTATCTCTGCTCCTAGAATGTATAAAGGTAGAATTGATTCTATAGTTAATAGAATTACAGGGTTTGCCGATATGATTCAGTTGACTCACCTTAAGTTACAACAAGTAATGTCTAAGATAATACCTGATGGTGTATTCTTAGATATTGATGGTTTATCTGAGATAGATCTTGGTAATGGAACAAACTACAATCCAGCAGAAGCATTAAACATGTACTTTCAAACTGGTAGTATCATAGGTAGATCTTTAACACAAGAAGGTGGTATGAATGCTGGTAGAGTTCCAATACAGGAATTAACTAGTTCTTCTGGACTTTCTAAGATACAATCTTTAATACAGACTTATCAGTATTATTTACAGATGATAAGAGATGTAACTGGTCTTAATGAGGCTAGAGACGGTAGTGCTCCAGAGAGAGATACATTAGTAGGACTACAGAAAATGGCCGCTAACGCATCAAACACTGCAACTAAGCACATACAACAGTCTAGTTTATTTATTACTCTTAGAACATGCGAGAACATCTCGTTAAGAATAGCCGATTGTTTAGATTTTCCTTTAACTGCTAAAGTTTTAGAACAAAGTATAACAACTTACAATGTAGCTACTTTAAGAGAGATCAAGAATTTAAACTTACATGATTTTGGTATATACTTAGAACTAGAACCAGATGAAGAAGAAAAAGCAATGTTGGAGCAAAATATACAAGTTGCTTTACAAGCTCAAATGATTGACCTAGACGATGCTATTGATATTAGGCAGATAAAAAATCTTAAGTTAGCTAACCAAATGCTTAAACTTAGAAAAAGTAAAAAGCAAAAAGCTGCTCAAGAAGCTCAAATGGCTAATATACAAGCGCAAGCACAAGCTAATCAACAAACAGCACAACAAACAGCTTTATTTGAAGTTCAAAAGCAACAAGCTCTAACTCAAGAGACTATAAACATAGAAAGAGCTAAGTCTCAATTTGCAATGGAGAAATTACAAACCGAAATGCAATTGAAACAGCAAATACTGGAACAAGAATTCCAATACAACATGCAACTTGCTCAACTTAAGTCTCAAGTAGACAGTCAGAATTTACAGTTAGCTGAAGATAGAAAGGACGAAAGAACTAGAATACAAGCTACGCAACAATCTGAACTTGTTAATCAGAGAAAAACAAATGCACTACCTCAAAGTTTTGAATCAGCACAGTTTACTGGTTTAGAAGATTTAGGTATGTAAGATTAAAACAAACTATTTAATTATATTATATTATGTCAGAAATTGTAAAACAAGAAGGTGAGTTCAAAATGAGCAAACCAAAAAAACCTAGAAACTTAACGAAACAAGAAGATGTTACTAAAGTAGATCTTTCCGCTCTAGTAGTAGAACAAGAAGTTACCAAAGTAGTTATTCCAAGTTTAGAAACTAAAGAAGATGCCGTTCAAGAACAAAGCTCAACAGAAAGCGTGCTACGCACAGAACAACCCGAACTGGGATTGCAAGAAGTGGAACAAGGAGACGAAGGGACCACTAAGAATGTTATTGAAGAAATCACAGACGAGCAAGAAGCAAGGGTAGTTGCTGCTGAAGTAGAGTTAGAAAAGCATGTTACTGAAAACATCAATACAGGTAAACCATTACCAGAAAACATAGAAAAGTTAGTTACTTTCATGGAAGAGACGGGTGGAACTGTAGAAGACTACGTCAGATTAAATACTGACTACTCTAGTGTTGATGAAAAAACGTTGTTAAGAGAATATTATTCTAGAACTAAACCTCATTTAGATAGAGAAGAGATTGAATTCTTACTAGAAGACAGTTTCGAATATGATGAAGATCTAGAAGAAGAGCGAGATATTAGAAAAAAGAAACTCGCGTTTAAAGAAGAAGTTGCGAAAGCTAAAAACCACTTAGAGTCAATAAAAGGTAAATATTACGACGAGATCAAGTTGAGACCGGGCGTTACCAAAGAACAACAAGAGGCTTTTGATTTTTTCAACCGATATAAGAAGAGTGAAGACGAGTCTAAACTACGTCACGAGAGATTTAAAAGGGACACTAAGAATTTATTTACTAGCGATTTCAAAGGTTTTGAATATAATGTTGGTGATAAAAGATTTAGATATAGTGTTCAAAATAACGAACAAGTGGCAGAGAAACAATCAGACATTAATAACTTTATAGGGAAGTTCCTTGATAAAGACGGAAATATTAATGATACTGGAGGTTACCATAAGGCTTTGTATACCGCTATGAACTCCGATAAAATTGCACAACACTTTTATGAACAAGGAAAAGCAGATGCAATAAAAGAAGTTATGAATAACTCTAAAAACCCATCAATGAGTCAACCAAGAAAAACATCTGGTGAAGTATTTGTTAATGGTTTAAAGGTTAAATCTATTAGTGGTTTTGATTCTTCTAAATTAAGAATACAAACAAAAAAATTTTAAAAATTAAACATTAAACATTATGGCAGCAATTAGCCCAGTGTACGGTTCTATTAAACCGTCTCAAAAACAACAAGCGCTAGAAACAAACTACTTAAACTTTACAGATGGTAGTGGAAACGACTTCGCACAGCAATATTTACCAGAAATCTACGAAGCTGAAGTAGA